GAGGGTCAGCGTCTCCCCGATCAGGGAGAGACGGTCGACGGCCATGATAGGAATGATTCTGTCTTTGTTGATCATGTGATCCTCCTTACTTGTATGAGAGCTGCGTCGCTCTCTGCTTGAAATAATCTGATAACTCGCCCTTTGATCCTCCGTAATTCCAGAGGTCGGCCACGCCCCGGGCGAGGATTCCCGCCGTGATGTTCTGCTCCTTCACGCCGGCGTCGATGAGGAAAGCCTTCGCCTCGTCGATGTAGTCCTGAACGGTTCCGTCCTGATAATCGCCGGTGATCCCGAGCATCTCTTTCACTTTCTCTAGCATTGGTCGACCTCCTTTATACGGTCAGGGTGTCAGGTTTTGTCGTTGTTTGCGGCAGCCTCGAGGGCTGCGGGGATCTGCAGGGCGATCGCGTGGATTACCTCCGCGTTGATGGTCATGTCCGCGACGTCGGCGGCATCACCACCGAGAGCCACGTAGACCTCCTTCAGGGCGTCGATGTTGCTCGTCATGCGGGATCACCTCCTCAGGCCTTTTTAATCAGATAATAGCCGGTAGGGTTGAGGACCTTGCCATCGACCACGACCAAGGCTTTGTCGACCCACTCGTTCGTCTCCTGGTCGAAGTAACGGACCATCGTGAAACCGAAGTTCTCGTTGATCGCGTACTCGTTCGGCTGCCAGAAGATGCCGATGACGTCGCCGGAGGCGGCGGTGTCAAAGTCGGGAAGGATCTCCGGCTCAACCAGGGAGACCTCACGACCGAAGAAACGCCCGCCGGGATTCCTGGCGTCGCCGTCGTTCACTTCGAGGCCGGTGGCCTGACGGAAGATCGGGTTCTTGTTGGCATCGGCCATGGTCTCGAGATAGGTCTCGACGGTGCTCAGGGGGAAGATGAACTCGCCCGCGCGATAGCCCAGCGGGAGCTTCGCGAAGAAGTTCCTCCTCCATGCCTGCCAGTCGCCCAGCTGCGCGGCGGTCATAGTTACGACGTTGGTCACGCGGGAATCGTTCAGGATTCCGGTCATCTGGCCGTCGCCCGTGCCGTTGACGATGCCGTAGTCCATCGCCTCGAGGTAGGCGATCGCGATCACTTCCGCGATCTTGCCCTCGAACGCCTCCAGAGTCAGGAGCTGAGACAGGAAGGTCTGGGCGACGCGGATCTCCGCGGTGAAGTAGGAAAAGCTGATCTTGCCGAGCTTGTCGAGCTTCTGGCGCGGGGAGACGGTGCTCTCGGTGATCCACTTGAAGGTCGCCTTCAGGGCGCCGATCGGGTACTCAACGCCTCCCTTCATGTTGGTCTTGCGGACCTTGTTGTAAAGATTGCCGTATCTGCTCCGGACGGTGTTGATCACTTCGTTCATGATCGTAATCGGGATCGCGGCGCCGGTGTCGGCGGTGCTGATGACCTCGCCGTTCCTGGACTCGATCGGGGTCCCGCGCAGGATATACTCGCGGAAGGCTTTCCGGTACTCCATGGAGGCCAGGAAGTCCTCCGTCCTCTCCTCCGTGCCGGCAGGGCGGAAGGTCTCAGTCGGGCCGTTCACGGTGCGGGCGTTCGCGGGCACCTGGGAGCGGTCCTCAACGGGAGCGGTCGCTGCTCTCTGCTCGTCGGCTTCGATGGCGGCGATCTCTTCGCGGCAGTCGGCGATCTCGTCGTTCAGGTCTTCGATCTGGGTGTTCAGGGCGCGGACCTCGTTCACGTCCTGGGAAGCCAGGGCCTTCTCTCTCAGCGCGGACTTGCGGGCCTCGAGCTTGGCAATTTTCTTCTCAAGGAATTTCTTTCTCATTTTCATCCTCCAATGATTCTTGTTTTTGCTTTTAACAGTTCCAGTTCCTCCGCGGTCTCCACCGCTCCGTCGCGCTGCTCCCGTGCGATCTCCATCGCCCGGCGGGCGCTCTCCAGCGCCTCCCTGCTCCGCTCGTTTATCTCGATCGACGTCGCCTCATACGCGGGAAAAGTCACGCAGGAGACCTCGACGACTGAGCCGATCTCGAGGATCCGGCGCAGCGGGTGATCGCTGTCCAGATCCAGCCATTCGTCGCGCTTGACTGAGAACATGAAACTCATCTTGTCCATGTCTCCGCGCTCGACGGCGCTGTAATAATCCTGTGCCCGGGGACTCGTGCCGATCGCGAGATCCGCCTCGATGTCCATCCCCTCCGGGCCAACCGCCAGCCTCATTGTGCTGCGCGGATTGTTTCGGCGGCTCCGGGCGTATACATACGATGTGTCGTGATTGAGGCAGAGCCTGACATCCGTCAGATCCGCCTGATCCAGGGCCCGCGGGTCGATGATCTCGTCAAAATATCCGAGATCCGTCCGACTGTTAAATACAATCGGGCGCCCGTGGATCGTTCCGGTCTCGCCCTCCGCCCGTGCGGTCAGCTCCGACGGGAAGATCCTCATCTCGAGCTCGTTCAGTTTTTTGATGTTAGGCATTTTTTATTCCTCCCTTGCCTCGTCCCATCCGTAGACGCCCGGCTCCCAGGAGTTCCCGTCCACAGTCGATACCCAGTGCCGTCCGGCGTGGCTGACTTTGGCCCCCATCGGATAAGCGTCCGTGCTACCCGTAGGCTGTACCCAATCGGGCCACTCGATAGACGGATCATCAATCCGCACCCACAGTGACGGAGAATCGGATGGAGTCCACGTTTCCTGCGCTGTGTGGGCTTGGAGGCATTTGTAGAGCATGTCACCGTACAGCACACGGTCGCCAACAGCATAGGTCTTGTCCGCAGACCATTCAGGGTACAGCGCAGGAACGGTCAGGGCTGTAGCATCGTCCACGGTGGAGCGGACGGCCTTGATTGCCTCGATAAAGGCATTGAGTCTGCTTTTCTTCATATGATGCCCTCCATGGCGGAAAGGATGTCTTCGGGGGTAGCTTCGTCATCCTCTTCGGTCTCTTCTAAGACTTCATACTCCACATACTCCACCCTGCCGTCTCCGTACACGTTTTTATATGTTCGCTTCATGCTCTCCCCCTTTTACGGCGTAGATGTGACTATAGTGTCTCCTGCGGCGTAGGATGTCCCGCCATAGGTTGTGGCCTCGGATGCTTTGATGACTATTGTTGCCCCTGTAGCCGAATTCCGCACCGCATCAATAATTAAATCCGCCTTTTCTCCTGTTGTATAAATAGTTATTGTCAAAGTAGTTTGAGTATCGCTTTGGAATAATAAATTATTCAAATTAGTGACTGCATATCCAATACTCCCAATCTGCACCTCTTCAAGCGCTGTGCACCCAGAAAAAGACCTCTGGTAAGTAGGTGTCTGTAGTTTAGGCGCATACACAGTGCGGAGCGATGTACACACTGTAAATGCGAAATCTTTAAGAAGCGTTAATTCCGGCATATATGCTTCTGTAAGAGACCTGCATTCGCCGAAGGCTTGTGAGTTAATGGTCCGCACGTGAGATAGATCGAGATTGGTCAGTTTCCCCGCTTTGGCGAAGGAATACTGCTGAATGGTCGTCACTTCATCATGGAAGGTCATCGTCGTCAAGTTTTTCCAAGGGCCATCGGAAGTAGTTCTCCCCCAATATTGACTGTTATGAACTGTGTTTCCATAGTGCACCGCTGTAAGCGGCAAGTCATCTGATCCTCTTGTCAAAACTTCTGTGCCGTCTGTAATGGTCGGGCCTCCGCCGCCCGATTCTCTCTTTGCGAGAAGCATGTCAAAAAAGTTCATGTGGCCGCTCCCTCCTTAAGCATTGGCAGGGCTTAGAAGCTCGCTGTCGTCAGGAGCACCGGCCCCGACCTTCTGCCAATCTGTGCCGTCGAAGTAGTAGAAATCGCCGGTGTCGAGCTCCAGAAACAGGGAGTTTTCAAGCACGTCCGTCGTCGGTTTTTCGTCGTTGCTCGTCCCGACATATTCAGCTCGCTGTCCGTTCATTGTGACCATGTTTTATCCCTCCGTGATTGTTTCGTCTTTTTCTTCAGCTACTATGTCAACCGTCGGTTTCGCTTTTTCCAGGCCGACCTGGTACTCGTCAGCGTTCGCGGCGTCGATCCAGTTCAGGCTCATGTATCGTTTCCCTTCGAGCTCCGGAAGGGGCCGGAGGCCCAGAGCGACGCGCTTCTCATTCTCAAACAGGCCGCCGGTCGGGCTCAGGATGTTGATCATCTCGAGGGTCTGAGAGACCGTCATAAAGATCAGGTCCTTCGGATAGAGCTCGATCCGGTTCCCGAAGGATCTCTCCCTCTCCGTGAAGATCTTCTTTGTGAAGGCTTGGCTGACCGATGCGGCGAGAGGCTCGAGGGTCTTCTGGTAGAATGCCTCGTACTGCTCCTTGTTGTAGTCGCCCGTCAGGATCGCAAGGGGGACGCCCCAGTTCCGGAGGATCTTCTCGTCGATGAACCGTAGGGTCGAGTCGTCCACGAGCTCCGTCTTGTGCTCCAGCGGGATAAATTCCCCTTTGAGATCCAGCGGGAGGAATCCGCTCTCATTCGCTGCGAGCTTCCGCTCCAGTTCCGCGACGGCCTTGGTGATCTTCCCGTCGTCCATCAGGGTGTTGTATTTGATGATCCCGTTGATGGCGTAGGAGGATTTCATCGCTTTGGCGATCCCTTTTAAGAGCTGATCGTTCAGCTCGAGGGTGCTCAGGAGGGCCCGGTGGTCCGGCTGACCGCTCTCGCTTCCGCCCATGTACTGATTTAGGGCGTAGTTATACCGAAGGTGGATCAGGTTTTCATAGGGGATCGTCGTGTCATAGCCGTTCCAAAAATAGAAATGACAATACAGGGCCCCGGACGCGTCCTCGATAAAATCCACGCGCTGGGGGTTGATCGGGTAGAGGCTTTCGTAATACCTCCGCTCCGCTCCGGTCTTTTCGTCGGTCCAGACCTTGTAGGTCGGGATGATGAAGGCGTTATAGTTGAGGAGGAGGAGATAGAAGGTCTTCTCCAAAAACTCCGACGTCGTCATCAGCGGGTTCGGATTGTCCAGGATGTCCTGGACGTTTCCGCGGACCGGGACCGGATCGTTCCCCTTATAGCGGACGTGCGTCGGGTTGAGTTTTTTCATCTCATCCACGATGCACTTGATACATTGCTGGACGGCGTCCGATGCGTAGATATTCCCGCCGAAGGTAGAGTAGGATGGATAGAATCCGCCCATGGTCGGCGCGGGCTTCGTGTCCTTCGGTGGCCTCCGGAAGAGGCGGTCAAAGATGCCCATTTTATGATCCTCCGATAATCTTCGTGTAGTCGCTCCGGTGCCGTCTGTATGTCTCCTCGACCATGATCAGGGTCACGGCTCCGTCGATCCTTTTCGCGTTCTGCCCGGGGACCTTCCGGGGTTGTATGTTGCCGTAGTTATCGACCTCGCAGCAGCAGTTCGATAGGTTCCAGCGGTCCACCGGGTTCTCGCCGTAGTTGATGACCTTCGCCTTCAGATCC